CCTCATACTTTTCATAGAAAGCATTGTGACCCTTAGGCGTGCCAACAAATACACACCAACCCTTCCGATCAGACAAAGCTGGCCGCAATACCTCTGGAAATACATTCTCAGGCATATCAGCAACTTCATCCATCACGCAGCCGTCAAGGTATATTCCACGCAAACTATCGGGGTTTTCTGCACCCAACAAACTAATCCTAGCACCAGTAGGCAAATCACACCGCAATTCAGTCTCATGAAACTTCACGCCCGGTATCTTGCCAGCAAACTGCTTTATATAATCCCACGCCACATTCTTAGCCTGACGATAAGTCGGAGCCATATACGCATAACGTGGCGCTTCCTTCCCACTCATCAACGCATCACGCAATATATGATTAACAGCCCAAACCGTCTTGCCAAACCTACGATGACAAACAACAACACCCCAACGCTTAGACTGCATCTCATCATGCAATGATCGCTGCAACGTGCGCGGCTCATACGGTATCTCAATATGCATCAGTGCTTCGTATTCCCTTTGCCATATACCAACAAACCAGCACGCTCTAACATCTGCTCATACAAGTCAAGCAACAGCACAGCAGCCTCATACTGCTCAGAGGCGCTAGGAGCGTCCACAGTAAGCCTACGCAACTCTTTGATGTGTGACAGCAGGGCTGCGCTTTCGGCGTTCATACAGGCTCCGTGTGGGGGTGTACTGTGTTGGGGTAGTATACGTGTATAGCAGCGGCGGGCGGTTTCTGGGGGGGTGGGGGTGCCCGATCTGCAAAAATTAACATAATACACATTATGCGATAATAATGTTGTGCAATTACAATGGCTTGGCGTTATGCCTGCGCTTACTAGCAATTGCTTTCGCCTTATGGTTGAAAATGAAACAAGCCTAGCCTGCCTGCCTCACGCGTGTAGATCGGACGCACAAGATGTACCATATATACATATCCAACCCCTAACCTAATGCCTCACCTCCTCATCATGCTCGACCACATCCACTGCATTGACGGCCACATCTCCCCCGGCCCAACTGATTGTAACCGTCTGTGATTGCTGCGCTGTGTCTTCCTTTTTGTCACGCACGCCGAACGGCTGATTGCGTGCTGTTGTCCACTTGAGCGTGTCTATCTCCAGCCTGCGTCTGTTCACCTCTGCATTGAGGTGACGCACATCACCGCCCTCTGGTAATGGCTCCATAGCCAGCTTGTTTATCTTGTCGCTGTAATACTCTGCCTGCAAGATCCTGCCGCGTCTGTATAGCTCGAACATGTCATCGTCACTTGCGACTGCTCTTGTGACTGCGCGATATGTGGGCATATCGCTGTCGGCTGTGATGTCCACAAGTGTTTCGCCTTGCGCTAATCTATCAACGATCTTTTCCATAATCTCTGCATTGACGGTACGTGATGGCATTTGCATTCCTAGTAAAAAAAATACCCCGCTGAGCAGGGCAAGTTATTGAAGGCAGTAATCGCATCGGGCTTAGACAGGAGGAGCAACCAAGCACAACAACTTGCGATTATATACCATTTGTAGCGCATTTCGGTCTGTTCGTCTACTACATATGTTTGTTATTCTGCTTGTTGACATATCGTGACAAATGCTTATCTATGGTCATGTAACAACTCAATAGATGGAGAAGCTTTATGAACGCACCTACACCCACCAATAACTTTGGCACTGCCACTTACACCTTCGACTGGCATAACATGGATGCTATGTCTCAAAAGCAAGTCTCTGAGGCTGTTACCCGCATCCTTGCTGAGCATGGCATCAAAGCTGATCCTGACAATTACATCGGCACACACTCTGCCGATGGTGAGGCAATGATTGAACTAAAGGTAACATTCCTGTGATGAAACCTTTTACCGTGTCAATCACCTACCAAACCCTGCGTGGCAACCTTGCGGTTGCTGCGTACATCATTCAATCAAATACTGGTTCCTTTGCCAGAAGACAGGGCCTGCGCCGCTTACTGCGTGATGGCCGCAAGCAACACCTGTGTACCCTGCACATCCAATCATACGAGGTAAAGCTATGAACAATCTTAACAAACTACGCGCTCTGATGCGCGACATGGAAGACAGCCTTGGCATCGTTGGCGATATTATCGGCGCACTGTCATTATTCGGCATTCTATTCGTAGGCCTGTTCTTCGTCGGCATCCTTTAACAGCAACACACCCTCACAGCCACACAGAAGCCCCCTCAGTGGGGCTTTTGCTTTTTCTGGGGCATACCTAGCCTAACCAAACTTACCCGCCCTCATTTGCAGGCTCTGTGGCCTTCTAGGATCTATTGCCCATGTCAGTCTCACCAGTGCCGCTTGGTACTCCGCTTTTACGCTGTGGCGCGACTTTCCCAGAAGCTTAGAAAGATACACCCACTTTGGCCCACGCTCCCGGCCAACGGCACTATGCGCAGCGGCCCAGATAATCTGCCGATCTTCTTTGCTGAGAAGCAATCCTAAGTCGATAGCACTATCCAAACGATCTATCTGCTCAGATGTTGGCTGTATACGCACGACTTGCGCATCAGACCATCCATAAGCCGACCAGCTTTGCACGTACTCAGGCCAGCTTGACATCTTCTGCTTGCGAAACGGAGCAGGCAAGAAGCGCTCAGTCTGCGCAGCTTCAAGAAATAAATCATGCAAATCTGTAACCGTAAGCTTGCTGTAATTACTCTGCCGCATCAGCCATGTTCCTTTCCACCTGTTCCGCAAACTGCGCCTGCTCCATAGGTGACATCGCCATTACCGACGAAACAACCTGCATATAATTATCACGCGAGTTTACCTTACGAAGAAATCTAAGGATCTTTTCTAAACGGTAAGACAACGGATCTTCTTGTATCCGCTTCACCGCTGCTTTGTACGCTGGCCGCATCCGCTGCAATGTCTGCACCAGCTTTTGATTTGCCCGATCGCCTGTACAAGCTTGTACTGTATGACCAGTCTTACAAGTATTTATAGTATTAGTATTTATGTATTCCTTAGTATTAGGATTACTAGTATTTACGTAATTACTAGTATTTATGTATTTACTAGTATGTATCTCGCCTGCGCGGCTCGCGTTAGCGTACTTGGAAAAGCCCATATGTCAATCCCCTTTATTTAGCCGCGACAATGTGTCAATAATCACACGATCATCATCGCTTTTGTGGGCCAGATCTGCGTATAGATATGCGTAGTTTACCAGGTCAACGATGTTGTCTTCGTCGTTCTTCCCGGCAATCTCTCTGGCAATCTTCATATCACTGAGCATCAGGCACACTGTACTTTCCGAAACCGGCACGCCTACGTGCTGGCTCCAACGTTGTGCCAGCAGGCGGTATAGCTTGCTGTGGTGCCCGCGCTGCTCTGCTCTTTGCAGCAATATCTCGCTGCTTTTTTTCTGCAATTCTTCGATGTAAGTCACAAACTGTCTCCCAACATTTCTGGTTACTGGCGCAGATCAACTCGCCGCTAAGCAAGATAACCCAGCCATCTAAGTTTAAGTCATGCAAGAACCCGCAGCCCTTGCACGTTACGGGCCTACTCTTCTTCTTGCCCATGATCAGGCACGTATCCGTACCCCTCGCAGTCCTCGCAAGTCACGTTAACCTCGCTGAGAAAACCACCGTTGGCATAATCCACGACAGGCCTTTCAGCCATGCGCTCACCATCGCCATGACAAACCGTGCATTTCTTTGCAGGCTCTTCCCACCGCTGGCCGTGCGCGACGAAACTGAACACAGCACCATCAGAAGTTACACTTAGACTTTTCACAGCCAATCCTTTCTCAGCAGAATTGTATATCCAAAAATCTTAAACAGCGTGCGCTGCTTTGGGTTGTGCCGCTTGTGCGCCTTGCGCATCCGTTTACTGTGCGCTTGCCGCTGTTGCTTACTCCATGCCATTTTTACTCTCCTTTATTTTGTTTTCGTATCTCCAAAGAACTTCAATAACGCGCTTTCTTTTGACGCCCTTAAAACCCATACGCCTGCAAATTATTTCTTTGTCCTTGCCCTGCCTGGCGAGGTTAATAATCTCTTGCGTTTCCGGGTTCATCTCACGCCCGCCCATCTTATATTCTGGCGGCTTGTTGGTCTTGAAGTCTTGCGTTCTACCATCACGCTGAAGCGCTCGCTTGCGCTCTTCCTTTGCAAGCTCCAACCACTTAACTGCTACCGACAATCTTTGCTCCCTCTGGTTTTGGTTTAGGTCTGATGTTTGGGATCGGTCTGCGGTAATCTGCTTCCCCGCCCATCTCTACGCATTGCGGCAAAAAGATCCGTTCAAGATCATAGTATGCCGAAAATTCTTTGCACTCATCTACGGATGAAAACACCACAAACGCCATGAACACCGGCTCAGCTAACGTCATCGCCCTGCCCCCTCTTGTCGATCCAGCCCAGCCATTCCAGCACAGCCTCATAGGTTTCAATTGGCAACACAACTAACGTGCGGCCACGATCCCGGCGAACAAACAGCATGTCACTGTCATCTTGATCGAGCGCATCGTACAGATCCTGATATGCCCTCGCTCTGCGCTTGCACTCAGCAAGCAACGCAAGCTGCGGCCCGATCTTTATGTCACCAGAATAATTGCCTT